GTAGATGAAAACTCCTGCTTGGCAACGATCCGAGGGCAAAAACCCTAAAGGTGGGTTGAATGCCAAGGGGAGGGCATCTTATAATGCCTCTACTGGTGGCGATTTAAAAGCGCCGGTAAAGTCTGGTGACAACCCTCGAAGGGCCTCCTTTTTAGCACGGATGGGCAGTATGCCTGGCCCTGAGTATAAAGACGGAGAGCCTACAAGACTCCTACTTTCTCTCAAAGCCTGGGGTGCTTCATCCAAAGAAGATGCGAAAGCAAAAGCTAAAGCTATCTCATCGAGGAATAAAAAATGACCTACCTTGAACTTATCAATGACGTGTTGATTCGGTTGCGTGAAACAACCGTAGCCACCAACAACTCAACTACCTATTCAACGCTAATAGGTAAGTTTGTCAATGATGCCAAACGCCAAGTTGAGGATGCGTTTAGTTGGAACGTACTCGGTCAAAACATAACTTTGACAACAGTAGCAAACACTTACAGCTATAGCCTCACTGGTGCTGGTCAGAAGTTCCAAGTCATGGATGCTATCAACACTACGTCAAATGTAGGAATGCAAAACATCAGTTTTGTTCAGATGAACCGATTTCAAAACCTTGTACCAGTTGCAACTGGAATTCCAGAATACTATGCATTTGATGGCGTTGACTCTAACGGAGACACTAAGGTAAACCTATATGCACGGCCTGATAATGTTTACACCATTATTTTTTCCCTGACTATCCCGCAGGCAACATTGGCATCTGATGCGACATCAATCCTAGTGCCTGATTTCTTGGTAGCGCAGAACGCATACGCCAGGGCATTGGTTGAGCGTGGTGAAGATGGCGGTCTATCTTCCTCTGAGGCATACCAACTCTACAAATCGATGCTGTCTGACTACATTGCTTTGGAGGGTACTCGATACCCCGAAAATCAAGAATTTGTTGCGATATGAGCCAAGCACTGCAAACTGCGAGTGTTCAAGCGCCAGGGTTCTATGGACTAAACACGCAAGACTCTCCACTAGATTTAGCTAGTGGGTTTGCTTTGGACGCTACTAACTGCGTGATTGACCAGTATGGACGTATTGGTGCTAGGAATGGTTGGTCAAGGATTAATGCAGCATCAGGAAACCTTGGTGCTAATGATGTTGGCGTTGTCCATGAGTTAGTGCAGACTGATGGAACAATCACTGTTCTGTTTGCTGGTAACAACAAGTTATTCAAGTTAAGTAGCACAAATACGGTTACCGAGTTGACGTATGGCGGTGGAGGTACTGCGCCTACGATTACTGCTAGTAACTGGTCGTGCGCCTCTCTGAACTCAATTACCTATTTCTTTCAAACTGGGCATGATCCATTGATCTATGATCCAGCGGTAAGCACAACGACATTTAGGCGCGTTAGCGAGAAAACTGGTTATGTAGCTACTGTACCAAGTGGAGATATTGTTATCTCAGCGTTTGGACGTTTGTGGGTTGCTAATACTGCTTCCGTAAAAAGCACTGTTTATTTTTCGGACTTGCTGTCTGGTCATATATGGACAACTGGCACAGCCGGTTCACTTAATGTCAGTCAAGTGTGGCCTAACGGAGCAGACGAGGTAACCGGCCTTGGATCGCATAACGGTCAACTAATAATTTTTGGCAAACGTCAAATATTAGTTTATACAGGCGCAACAACGCCATCAACAATATCATTGAATGACTCTATTGGTGGCATTGGATGCACTGCTAGGGACACTATCCAGAGCACGGGTAAAGACATCCTTTTCCTGTCTAACTCTGGCGTTAGATCGTTTGCTAGGACAGTCATTGAGAAGTCAGCGCCACTTGGTGATCTATCAAAGAATGTCCGTAATGACTTGATAGCATCACTTGCAAGTGAAACCCTTGCTAATGTCAAATCAGTCTATTCAGAAAAGCAAGCATTTTATTTGCTTACCTTGCCATCCACTAAGCAAGTCTATTGCTTTGATACGCGAGTGCAGTTGCAGGATGGATCATTTAGGGTAACTGTCTGGGATTCCATCGAGCCTACTGCTTTGCTCTATCGGCGCAATGGAGATTTAGTTATAGGTAAAAATGGTTACTTGGGTAAGTACGAAAACTATCAGGATTACACCTCATCTTACCGAATGCTTTACTATACTAATCATTCTGATTTAGGTATCGCAAATGCAACTTCAGTATTAAAGAAGTTAAGGACAGTTGTTATTGGTGGGTCTAACCAGTTCGTCACTATGAAGTGGGCGTTTGATTTCACAGCAAATTATTTATCTAGTAATGTTGCAATACCTACTCAGGGCGTAGCAGAGTACGGGACTGCTGAGTATGGGGCAAATGCTACCGTTGTTGCTAAATATTCTGATGGTGTTGCTTTGCAAACTTTAGTTACACAAGCAAGTGGCGCGGGTAAAATTGTCCAAACTGGTTACGAATCAACAATCAATGGTTTCAGCCTATCTATTCAGAGGATAGAAATCCAATTCAAGGATGGAAAGCAAACATGACAAATTACACACAATCCACTAACTTTGCAACCAAGGATGCGCTTACGTCTGGCGATCCTCTGAAGATTGTTAAGGGTACAGAAATCAATACCGAGTTTGCCAATATTGCTATCGCAGTAGCAACCAAGGCAGATTTAGCAAGCCCTACGTTTACGGGTACTCCATCACTTCCCACTGGGACTACTGGAGTTACCCAAAGTTCTGGCAATAGCAGTACGTTATTGGCAACCACTGCCTTTGTGCAGGCGGCATTGCAGTTGTTGCATCCTGTAGGAAGCATTTATACAGCCACTGTATCCACTAACCCCAATACATTGTTTGGCTTTGGCACTTGGACAGCTTTTAGTACCGGCAGAATGCTGATTGGTAATGGTTCAAACGGTACAAATACATTTGTTGCTGGTAATACTGGAGGAGCAACTAACACAACTCTTTCAGAAGCTAACCTTCCAGTGCATACCCACGCTAATACTCTTTCAGACCCAACTCACTCTCATACGATGACAGGTGGATTAGTTGGTTCTAGTGGCGGCAATCAATATGTAGGTGGTAGCGCAGCGCCAACTGGTAGCACTAATGCTGCTTCTACTGGAATAACCTTAACCAATGCTCCTGTGGGTTCTGGTACAGCAGTACAAACTATTTCGCCATATATTGTTGTCTATATGTGGCAACGTACGGCATGATTTCCATCATCTTGAAAGCAAGGGGATTAATATGGCAAATATAGGAGGCGCATTATCTGGGGCAGCTAGTGGCGCTGCTGCTGGTTCAACCTTTGGGCCTTGGGGTACGGTTATCGGAGGCGGTATCGGACTCCTTGGCGGGTTGTTGCAAGGTGATTCAGCAGAAAATGCCGCAAGGCAGCAGGCTGCTGCACAGCAACAAGCAGCAGAAGCAGCCGCACAAGAGGCCCGTTTTCGGCCTGTTGGCGTAACTACTAGGTTCGGTTCATCTCAGTTCACTACAGGCCCAGATGGGCGTGTTAGCGGCGGTGGTTACACCTTATCGCCTGAGATGCTGGCGATGCAAAATCGTTTCATGGGATTGACTGGTCAAGGGTTGACGCAGGCCGAGGGAGCGCAAGAACAATATGCTCCATTGATGCGAGGAGGCCAAAGTCTATTTGATCTTGGTTCGCAATACTTAGCGCAATCACCAGAACAAGTAGCGCAAAGATACATGGCAAAACGTATGGATTTGCTTGCTCCGAGCCGCGAGCGTTCAATGGCGCAGTTGCAGAACACTTTGTTCCAGCAAGGTCGCGGCGGTTTGAGTGTTGGAGGTACTGGATTGCGGCCTGGTGGTGGTGAGGGATTAAGAGCTACCACTCCAGAGATGGAAGCATATTACAACGCCATAGCACAGCAGGATGCTCAGTTATCGGCAGAAGCAGAGCAAGCAGGCCAGCAAAATGTGACATTCGGAGCAGGATTACTTAGCGGTGGTGGAGATTTGATTAATCAAGGTTATCGAGGCCAGGTAAATGCTTTGTCGCCTTACGAATCGTACCTAAAAGGCGTTACGGGGCTGGAGTCATTGGGGCAAAATACTTTTGATCTTGGCATCAATATCGGAGCTAAAGGAATGAGTCCTAGCGCGGCTAATGCTATGTATGGTGGTGGCATGGCAGCGGCAGGCACTAATGCGGCTGCTAACGCTTACAACCCATTTGCAACTGCCTTGATGGGTGCATCTAGGAATCCTCAGTTGATGAATGCAGCAGGGAATCTATTTGGTGGTAGTTCCGTGCCAGGATGGGATGAATATGTAGCAACTGGTTACCGTTTATAAGAGGGAATCATCATGGCAACAGATATAGTGCAATCCCTTTTCGGTGTTACTCCACAAGCCTATCAGCAACAACAGGCTGATATGGCTGGTGAGCAAGCATTACAGTACGCCAAGCTAGACCCGTTCCAGCAAGCCAACTACGCTATTGGTCGTGGTGCTTATGGCTTGGCTGGTGCGATAGGCGGTGCTCTTGGAGGCCAAGACCCTCAGTTGCAGAAGATAAGCCA